AGAAAGAAGGAGGAAAAAAAATGATAAGAAAGTGTACTAGAAAAGGTTGTGACAAAGCGATGTTTATGCATGGTGAATGTTATCATCATTATTTTATAGAGTGGAGTAAGTAACATGTTGTCAAAATCTGCAAGAATGTCAAAAAAACATACTGGTTTTGTATTTACTGTTAACAATCCGAAAATAGGTGGGATGCACAAACTCCTAACAGATGATAGAGTGTCTTACCTAGTCTATCAACTCGAAAAGGAGACTATAGAACACATTCAAGGCTATGTCGAGTTCAAAGGAGAAGTAAAATTCATGGATGTGAAAGAAACAATGGGTAGGGCGTGGTACAGTTTCCGCTATGGAACTAGAGAACAGGCAAGAAACTACTGTATGAAAGAGTCAACTAGAGTTGATGGCCCTTGGGAACTAGGTGTTTGGGTGAACGAAATAGAAGGAGAGGAAGAATAATGTTAATGTATAGTTTATCTGTAATAGGTGGGTTTGCATTAGCAAAATGGGCAGTGCCTAGAGTACCTTCTTTGAAAACAGAGAAATATCACTTACATCATTGGATATGGTCTTCACTTATATTGTTAGGATTTATGTTTATTACCGTAACAGATATTACTATTGGATTATTTACAGGTGTTGCTTTACAAGGTTTAACTTACAAGAATTGGGGGATTAAAAGAAATGACAATTGAAAGTATAGATTTATTATTGTACGGTGCGTGTTGTGCAGGTTTAGGTTTTTTAATATGTGTAGGATATATTCTACTAGAAAACGTGCGTACAACATATAAGATTATTCAAGATGGAGTTGAGTGGCCTTGAAAGTAGTTTATGGACATACCGATTCTATTTATGTACAAATAGATAGTATAGAAGAATCTAAAAAAACATTAGACGTTCTAAACAAGCACGTTAGGAAAAGTTTTCCCAATATTCTAAATTTAGAAGAACACCCTGTTGTTCTAGAATTTGAAAAGTATTTTCATAGTCTTGGTGTAGGTGTAACTAAGAATAGGAATGCAGGACTAATAACATGGAAAGATGGTGAAGACTTAGAAGAAATGGAATTTACTATGACAGGATTTACTGCAAAAAGAGTTTCTGAAACGAAGTTATCTAAAGAAGTGCAACTTACTGTACTAAGAATGTGGGCAGAAAGTAAAACTGAAGAAGAGATTAGTTCTTATCTTAATGATAAGTATTATGAAGTATTAAATGGAAATGTACCTTTGTCAGAAATTACGAAAAGAAGTAGATATCGAGATGTTAGATTTCAAGTAGAATGTAAAACATGTAAAAGAAATTCTAATCTAAATGAATTAGTAATGAATCCTTGTTGTAGTTTACCTAAATTACAAACAACAGAAGGTAAAAATGTTACAGTAGGAGCAGGGATTGCAGGTGTGTTATTTTATAATAATCTTCCAAATAACTCTCCTATTACTGATTCATATTTATATTGTAAAATAAAAGAAAACAGTAATAATAAGTTTTTACATCCTGTTACTCAACAGACTATCATAACAACATGGTATTCTGCAAATAACGAAAAAGAAATAGAACTATTTTTAAAATCTTCACGTAGTTCTATTGATTGGTTTTATTATGCCAATACTGTAGTGAAGAAAGCAGAACCAGTTTATTTAGCAATGGGTTGGTCAACTGCGAATATAACAAAAGACAACAATCAAAAAGATTTAGAGGAGTGGTTTTAATGACAAGAAGTAGTAATACAAATGAATATACATATCAATGGGTAGCAGATACATATGGTGATGAAGATTTACCAATATTAAAAATAACTAAATCATCATTTGGTTCTTTCCAATGGTGTCCTAAAAAATATCAATTTTCATATATCGAAAGATTACCTCAAGATACAACTGAAGCAATGTATAAGGGTACTATTATTCACAATGCTAGAGAAGCATTCTTTGATGATTTTGACATTGCTAAAGCAGAAGATATGTCACATTCAGAATTAATTAATTATTGTCTTAGCCTACACCCTATAGATGACTATACGGAGATGTATGAAACTATGGCTATCTTTGAGGCTAATAGATTTATAGAAGCCAAAGAACAAAATACGTTAGATGATTTTATTCCTGTTGTTAATGAAGTATTACTAGATGCTAAGATTACTGTAGGTCAATACGATAACCCAAAGTATACACTGAAAAGAGATTACACTGTACATCTTCAAGGTATTATTGACCGTATGTTTTATGAAGACGGTTCATATATCCCTATGGAATTAAAAACAGGTCTTTGGAAAGATTACAAAACAACAATGATGAGAAAGGAAATGGCCTTTTACAAATTACTATTCGAGAACGCCTCTGATGAATTATTAGAAAGTGCAAACTTAGACAGAAATATACCAATTACTCATTGGGGATGGTATTACCCTGCATCTAATTATTTACATATGGAAAAGATGAAACCTAGTAGTGTTACATCAGTAAAGAAAGGAATCGCAGAATTGATATACGCATATGAACACGGAGTATTCCCCACTAAATATTTTGCAAGAACTTGTGCTTCTTGTAGTTTTTTTGGAATATGCGATGCGGCTAATACGGAGAGTTGGTTATGATGGGAAACGAATGTACAATGTGCGATAAAAAAGCAAAATACATAGTAGAAAATTTAGCCGTAGGAACAAGAGTATTTTGTTCTGAAAAATGTTATGCTATGTATATGGGCTTACCAATTAGAGGTAATGGATATTATGGGTTGGTTATGTTATGAGAATAATATCAAATACAAAATTATGGAGAAATAAAAAATGATAGAAGAAAAAATTAAACAATTATTAAAAGAACGAAAATGGACATTTGCAGACTTTCAAGATATGCAAGGTATAATTGACGAGTTTCAATTAAAATTACAAGATTCAATGACAATAGGAGAACAGTTAGAATTTATATTTAACAAATCTATTTATTCTCCTGAATCTATAGAAGTTAGTCAACAAATAATAAATAATGAAAAGGTTGCTATAAACCCACCATTCATGGTAAATATTATTCCTGATAGTTGGGAATTTCAAGATATATTTTCTAGAACAGTATCAGAACATTTAGATGTAACAATAGCAAATGTACTGAAAGAACAATTAATGAATGCAAATATAAATTTCAATAAGGAGGTTGAGAATAATGAAGTTTCCAAGAACAGTTTGGTCGGGAAGTCATCTAAAAGGAGCAAGACAGTTCCCAAGAAGAGTGATGCACTCAAAAAGTGAATTTATCGAATGGTTTAATTTACATAACGGTATAATGAACTGTTATACTACGGTGTATGATTTTGCAGAATATTCAGAGTCAATACAACTAGACCACAGTGTTATACTAGACAGAATGTTTTTAGATTTTGATGCTCATGATAAACCCTTAATAGAAGCATACAATGATTATGACAAGTTAAGAGATTATTATATCGACCAAGAAATTAAGTTTGATTCTTTCTTTAGTGGAAAAGGTTTTCACATGATAGTCTATGGTGAAGTTGTAGATGATATCAGACGCATTCAACAGTATTATACCAAGATGGCTATTGATTATCCTACCCTTGATAGAACAGGTATACAAACTAAAAGACTTCGTAGATTACCTAATTCGATGAATCTAAGTAGTGATGGATATTTTTGTATTCCACTAGATAAGAAATATGATTTAGATACAATACTAGACCTAGCCAAAAAACCACATCTAGTTTCTTCTAGGATTGAAGGTGGTTTGATAAAATGGCCTGTAGTAAAATCAATGGAACTTTCTGATGTAGAAGTAGAAATACCAAAACCTATTGGTAGATTACCATTACTACCTTGTTTACATAATGCAATTACAGTTGAAAACCCTAGTCATTATGCTAGAGTTTATTTGATTCAATGGTATAGAGATTTGTTATCATTAGGTGATAGACATATAGGAATTCAAAAACAAGAAGAAATCATTGAAGCAATTATGACAGAATTAGAATTAATTGCCAGTGGAGAAGATATTTGGTTGGATTGGGATGCCTCTAAAACTAGGGGCTATGTGTCAGGAATTGTTAGAAAAGGATACAATGCCGCAGGTTGTAAATCTGTATTAATCCCACAAGGATATTGTGTAGGTAAATGTTGGAGGTACACTGAATGAATAAACTATTAATTGATAGTCGTGAAGATTCAAAATTGACAGATGAAGTATTAATTAAATGTCATGAAATGAATATTCAATTTGAAAAAGAATGGTTAGAAATCGGAGACTATACATTTAATGATGTATGTTTTGAAGCAAAATCTGCATACGATTTTTTATTATCAGTTTTGAATAAACGTCTTTGGAATCAACTAGATAATATGGATAGAGCCTTTGACAATAATTTAGTTATTGTTTATGGTTCTTTTCAAGATGCTTACAAAGAATATAGACAATATGGTAAATCACCATATGGTATGGTTAAAAATAAATTCTATGGAGCAATGGGAAAAATAATATTAGATTTAGATTGTAATATATTATTTGTTCCTAACGAAAAAATTGCGGCACAATTAATTGCCGTAGTTTGTAAAATGCAACCTATCAATCGAGATGTATACAATCCTCGTTTAATTAAACAACGTAAAATAAGTACATCTGATTTAAGGATTGATGTGCTAATGACTGTAAAAGGTATTAGTGAAAAGAAGGCTAAACTTTTAATCAAGGAGTTTGGTTCTATTATGGAAATAGGAGAAGCAGAACCGTCAGAGATTGCTATGCTAGACGGATTCGGAAAAGTGTTAGCAAAAAGGCTTTCAGAGGTATTAAACTCGGAAGAAAAACAGGTGATATAAATGGATAATAATGATAATGATTATATTGAAGCAGAAAAAGATAGACTATATTTTGAACAGTTATATGATTCAAACCCAATACTTAGTTTGAAAGATAGAGCAACACCAAACAGAAGCAATCTACCGAAGGTAGTTGAGGCTTATGTTAAGAGTGCTACAGAAGTATCAAAATACAATGAAGTACCATCAGCAGTATCTTTCTATGTGTTACTAGGACAGATATGTAAAGACATGGTAGCCATACCTAGTGGTAGAAGAATAGATGATACAAGAGTACACTTCATTTGGATGCAGACTTCAGGAACAGGCAAATCAACATTGTATGACTTTTTTGGCCCTGTTTCTGATTTATCCTTTGAATTAATCAACAAGAAACACAAAACAAATTTTGATGTCTTTTCAATTAAAGATACTACTGATGCTGCATTAGTAGGTTCTATGGGAGAAGAGTTTGTTGAAGATGTAGATGATGAAGGTAATGTAACAAGAATCAAACAACCTGTACAAATAATGGGAGCATTAGAAGGTGCAGGTTTAGCAGCATATGATGAGTTTGAATATTCAGGTGTCTTTAAACAAAGTCAACATAAAGAAAATGTTATTATGTATCTGAATACATTCATGAATTCTTTACATGGAGAAAATTGGATTATTACTAAGAAACTAAAAGACGGAGATACTATTGAGTGTAGATGTCAAAGGTCTACCTTTGCCACTACATATATTCCAACTATGCTTACAACAGTTATTGCAGAAAAAGGAGTTATGCAAAGAACCTTAATCTACATTAGAGAAGTTCCACAACATATACAAGATGAATTAAGAGATTCTATTATTGATGAAGTAGGAACTATTATCAATAGAGATTTACCGATAACTAAGTTTGCAAATAATTTTCTTTTGATGTATGAAACATTAAAGAAACATTTTGATGAAGGAGATGGAGACCCATTGAAAACAATCAAATTTGGAAGAGGTATTACTGATGCTATCAAGAATGAGTCTTGGAAAATGAGAAACTATGTTGCTAGTAGTAGACCTGAAGTATTTGGTATCGCTAGTAACTTTATTACTAGATTAAACGGTACTATGGTAAAGATGGCAGTGTTATCTTGTATTGCCGAAGCACCTAGTTTACAGAAAGAACAACGGTTTATTGTAACTGACAGACATGTTAGACAGGCATCATTTCTTGTTAGACAATGTTATAAATCATTGGTATCATGGCTTGACACTGCATTGAAGGTTAAGCAGAGTAGTTTGGAAGACAAAGCAAACATGAATACATTTAGAGAATTATATTTTAAAATGAAAAAGAAGGATGATGATTACGTGAATAAAACGGCATTATTAGAGGAAGTTAGAAAAACTACCCACAAGGCTCAACCAAGTGTATACCGTTGGTATCGAGACATCAAACATAATTTTGAAGAAAAGAAAATAGGAAGAAGCGTATACATAAAAATAAAAGGAAGTGAAATGAATGAGTGAGATATATGAACATCAATACTTAGTATTTAGTGTTGAAGATGGCCCAAGAGTGATTAATGAAGCATTAAATGCTTCAGGAAGAGAAGGTTGGCAATTAACTACAATGATTACAGTAGGTAATGGAGAACACATAGTTGCATGGATGAGTAAGAGTAATACTATACATGCTCCTGACCCTGTTAAATCTAAAGAAAGTGAAATAGCCGCACTTTGGTCTTCTGTTGAAGAAGAAACAAAACCCAAAAGCGGTGGCAAAAAATGAGTGTAATGGCTATTGACATAGAAACTAAAAACTTTGCACATGAAATTGGTGGTTGGAATAATACCCATATGTTTCAGGTTTCTACTGTTTGTACATGGAATGGAGATGTAGGTACAATATACATAGATAAATCTGTAGATGATTTAAAGAAAAGTAATGTTATAATCAAACCTCTATCTGATTTAAAGTTCGACTTAGATGAATTTCATAAAAGTGGTGGGATTCTATTAGGTCATAATATTGTAGGTTTTGATTTACCTGTTATGAAAAATGCAATGGATATTTATTGTATTAAAAAATATCTTGATGATAAAGCATATATTGATACTAGTATGTTAATCAACAAAGAACATGGTGAAAGATATAGTTTGAATAATTTAGTACAGAATACATTAGGTGAAAATAAAATTATGGATAGTGCTGATGCACCAACTGTTTGGAAATCCGGTGGATATTCAGAAGTTGCAGAATATTGTTTGAAAGACTGTCAACTTGTATATGATTTATGGCAATATGGGCAAAACAATAAAATGGTAAAGGGGTTCTCGTTAGAACAAGAGGAAACACTAGATTTAGGAGTGGAATGGTAAATGGCAACAACATTTGAATGGATTGTTTGGTTTGTCTTTCTTTGCTTTCTTTCATTGTTATTCTTTGCAGCATTCGGAGGTTCAAAATATTCCGAATCAAACATTGATGAATACATGGAGAAATTAATTGATGAGGAGAGAAGTCGGAATGGCTCTCGCTGAATTATGCAAATTTTGTAACAAAACAACAATACCTAAGAGAATAAAAGGCAAGTATGTCGGTTCGGCAGAATCAATTTTTATTTGGCAATGTAGAGAATGTAAGGCTTTGTGGTCACAAGAATAACTTGTGGCTGCAAGGTCGCTTTTTTTTATGCAAAAATTTTTTGGTTTTCCGCTTCTCAAATAGCGATTTTTTTCTAATTACGAATAATGAATTTATAGAATTGTAGATTAAGAATAAACTATTTCTAGTTTTAATCACGACTTTGAGAGTATTTAAATTCCGTAAAAAATAAAAATCAGGATTTTCTTTACTTTAAGCAAAGATAAAATACTAGTGGTTTACTTTCTACACTAATGTCTGCCGAGCCGAAACCGAGAAAACATCATAATGGTTCTTGTAAGTGGATGAAAGATTTCATGAAAGAGACATTTAGTGAGTGGGAAGAATGAAAATAAATATAGATAATACAATGAAATTTCTAGAAAGTGATATTATCGTAGATATGTCTTCTTTAGATTCCCCTTTATTAAAATTAGGTTTATTTGTTGTTACAATGAGTATTATTGTTGGTAGTGTAATTTATAGGTGGAATATAAATCGTGACTAAAAATCCCGATAATATTAATTGGGATTATTGGGAAGTAATATTGGAAGGTATGATTAATGAACAAAATAGATAAAGCATTTTGGACTTTATCAAATAAGTTCTTTGTATGGTTGGCTCTTAGAAAAAAGAATTAAATCCAAGAAGGTTTTGTTGGAAAATTAGCATAACAATCTTCAGGAGTATCAAAAGTTTGTGGCAACTGTAGTAAAGCAGTTCTATATGTTGCTAATTCTGTTTTTTGTGAACTTGTTAAATCTTTATACACTAATGTCAGTTGATATTTATCAATCACTCTTAATGCACTATTTCTATCTTGCCTCAAATAATCCCATTCTGCTTCAGTCACCATAATCAATCAAACTCCACGTATAAAACACCCGTAGTATCTCCCATATCAACACTGTTGGCATTTGTTCTTTGTATTCTAATTTCATCTCCTGCATCAAAGGTGTGGTTTACAACCACTGAACCTCTCCATATTGTACTTGAATGAGAAGATTGTGTTAATTCCATTGTAGCATCTCCACTCACTCCTGTATTATCTTGAGTTGCACCTTTTGCTACATCAATTGCAAAAAATTCCCCCGAAGTTCCATTATCATTATTATTATTTATTTTCCAAGTTTGTACGTTTGTACTTGTAACTGTATGATTTCTAGTGTTTAATGTTAAATATTTTACTGTTCCCGATTTAGGCATAATAAATCCCCAATGATTTTGAGTTGAACCGTAATCATTTGATACTGCTTTTAGATTTACTGCACCACTATTCATATCACTTCTGTTATACACAAATGTTACACAACTGTTAATGTTACCTAACGAAGTTTTAATTTCACCTGTAACTTCTGCACCCGTAGCAGTTGTAGCAAACTTAGCCGAGTTATTATGATAGAGAGTTACTGCTCCATTATCCATAAATGTAGCCATATTTTCTGCGGCATCACTTCCTCCTTTCAGAGCAACTTGAGTTGAGTTAATAATTAAAGAACCAGTTCCTTCTTCATCTATATAAGAGTTAGAACCATCGTGATAAATAGATAAGTCTTGACCTGCACCAAATCTTAATCTTGTATTATCAGTAGGTATATCTACATGTCCTAATTCACCATCTATTTTCATTACTGTTACTTCAGTTCCATCTGAATCAGTACCACCTTTGTTTACATTAAATTTAATATCGTCACTATCACGTACTGTTTGTAAAACTAAGGCGTTACCATGACCTTCTATAATAGATGAACTTGTATCACCATGAACTTTGATAAGACCACTATTTGTATTTCCAAGCAGTAAAGACCCACTTCCGTTTGCCTTTATTGAGCCATTATTGTTAACTAATATATTACCTGCAACCTCTAATTTTTCAGAAGGAGTTGTAGTGCCTATTCCTACACTACCTGCTGAATCTATTGTTACTCTAGTGGCTTGACTTCCTCCGGTTGTACCTGTTTGGAACTCTAAATATCCACCTCTTCCACTAGCAGCAGACATAGCGTTTATTGAAGCACCAACTCCTGCTCCACTACTATCTACATTATGGAAATCAATTGCCGCATATTTAGTATCATCAGGCATTGAAACGTTACCATTCTTTATTGTTAAAGTTGAAGATGTTCCCGCAGAAACAGTAGATACTCTCATAACTTCTGTACTTGTTGTATCATCATCGTCATTAGTTTCAGTAAGTAATACAGAAAGATACCCACCTTTATCTCCTGTTCCGTGGTCTTCAGAAGCGTAACCAGCAAGAGCCACTGATGCTTCTAGGACACTGCTTGGGTTATTTCCATCTTTACCATCAAAACCAATTGCACCTAGTAAATCGCCTTCTGATATTGATGTATCATCACGAAGAACGAGTATTCCATTATGCCAATCACTACCTGCATGTTCAACTACTAATGAATTAATTGGGTCGCCTACATCACTATTTTGACCACCAACTGATAATTTCCCTTGCATCATTCGCATACCTATACGGGAAGTTGTATCATCATCGTCATCAGATGGTGTATAATAGAAGTCAAGATAGCCTCCTTTATCTCCTGTTCCGTGGTCTTCCCTTGCTTTAGCAACTAACGCTACTGATGCTTCTGTTATTGTACTAGGAATATTACCATCAGAAGAATCAAAACCAATTCCACCAAGAATATCATTTTGACTTGTACTACTATCAGTTCTTGTTAGAAGTATTCCATCATCACCATCAGCCATAGATAAAGCAAGATGTAATTTATTAGATGGTGCAGTAGTACCTAAACCAAGTTTACCCGCACTATCAAATCTTGCTTTTTCTGTTGCATCTAATAGGAATGATATACCATCGTAAGCAGATATAGCAAGTCCATCAGGATTAGAACCATTATGGTCTTGTACTGTAATTGAAGGTTGATTAGTATTTAAGTAACCATCACGGAAAAACAAACCTGCCCCTGCTCCTGCTCCATAAGCATCAATTAACACACTACCTTCTACATGTAATGTAGCATCTACTGTTGCACCTGTTCCTATTCCTACTCTTGTATTAGTACCATCAATTTGCATTACATCATTTCCGGCAGAAGTAAATGTCATCGAGTCATCTCCTACAACAATTTTCTCATCATCTGATTGTGCTCTTTTTAGTTCTAAATCTTCGTCATATGATGATACCATACCATCATTAACTACCAAACTTTCATCAAAGTAAAATCTTGACCTATCGGTTGTAATGTGTGCATAAGATGTATTTGTTGAACCTATGTTGATGACACCATGTTGATTTCTTATCTCTACTGTATCTCCATCTTCTACTATACCTACACTACCTGCTGCTACTGCTGCTGATGTACCACCTGTTAGAAGTATTTGTCCTGTTGATGTAAGTCTCATTTTTTCAGCAGCCGCTTCTGAAGCACCTGTAGCAAAAACCAATGATGTTTTATTATTGTCTGACGCAAATTCAGCATCTGCTTCTGCCCATATGGAAGCACCAACTAGAATGGCATCTGTTCCACTTCCTTCTAATGGTGCATTAAAGTTAATCCTACCGAGTTTGTCACCATCAACTACTGTTGTTTCACCAGTTGATAATGTAAGAGTACCAGCAGCACCAGCACCAGCACGAATTTCTAATTGAGATTGAGGGTCAGTACTACCTATTCCAACTTCACCATTTTGTAAAACAGTAAGTGCTTCATATGGAACACCGGCTTGATTATCCATAATCAATCCAAATCTATTTCTATCACCACTACCACTACCCATGTATTTCATAGAGAAACCATAATTACTATCATTAGATTCTCCGGTATTACCTGTTCCTTCTCCCGAACCATTTCCATCTACTCTAATTAAAGTAATATCATTATCATTATCTCTTGCTCCAACTCTAATTGCCGTTCCTGCATTGGATGAAATAGTAGGTAATATTCTAATTGAACCATCTTGAACATCTAACTTATATTCGGGAGCAGTAATACCTATTCCAACTCGGTCTGCTGATGAATCAACAACTAAAGTATTTGTATCCCAAATTAAATCACCCGTTCCACCTGTAAGTGCGGTTAAAGTTCCAAGAGCAGTAATAGAGGCTTGATGTTGAGTAACATTAGAGGCGGCTATTCTTGCATCTGCAAATGTACCGGAAGTAATTTTACTTGTTGCTAAATTAGGAATATGGGATGCAGATAGATTAGCAGTAATATCTCCTGCCGCAGATAATGCTATTCCTGCGGATGCTGATACTGCTACTGTTCCTCCTGCATTAGGTAAAGTAATTGTTCTATCAGCAGTTGGGTCTGTAATAGTTAATGTAGTTTCATAAGCATCAGCAGTTGCTCCTTCAAACACTACTGCATTAGCCGCTTCCATTGTAACAGTATCAACAGTAGTTGTAGTTCCTGCAACAACAAGATTAGGAACAAGTAAAGTTCCTGTACTTGGATTATATCTTAATGCTCCTGTATCATCCAATAGAGCATTAGACTCATCATGGAATACTACTGGGAAGTTTGTATTTGCAGTACTATCAGATACTACTACTGTAGAAGAAGCAGTTCCATCAGCAGTTCCCCATGCTAAATTGCCACTACCATCTGTTTTCAATACTTGATTAGCACTACCATCAGCAGCAGGTAATACCCATATTTGATTAGCAGATAAAGCAGGGGCTTCAAACCCTACATAATTAGAACCTTCATAAAATCTTAATTCGTTAGCAGAACCATCTAATGAAAGAGTACCTGATATTGTAGTATCACCATTTACATCTAAAGAAGTTAAAGAACCAACAGATGTTAACGAAGAACCAACTACTGTGCTTTTCAAACTAGTTCCTGTTAAAGTTGTAGCAGCAGCAGTTACAGTTATATTAGCAGAACCATCAAAGTTAACTCCATTAATTGTTCTAGCAGTTGTTAGTGTAGCAGCACTTCCTGTTGTATTCTGATTTAATGTAGGGATATTAGCAGCATTAATTGTAGCAGTGCTACTTATATCAGTATCCCATCTATAGTGTTCTGCTGCTACGAATCCTGCTAAACTATCGTGATTTACTGCCGTAGCACCTGTAGCATCATAGTTAAGTGAACCATCAGCATTTGTAGTAATCCTACTATTTAACCAAGCATTACTATTTGTAGCCCCTGTTCCACCACTAGAAATTGCTAAAGTTGCAGAAAGACCTGTAGCAGTAGTTGCATTTCCTGATAGAGCACCTGAAAATATTGTAGCGGTAACTGTTCCTGTACTTGGATTATAGTGGAAATCACCATCAGATTCTAAACCTACATTTCCTGTAGCAGATGCATCTTCAATAAAAGTAATTAAATTATTTTCATCTGTATTTTCATTATCTGTAACAGTTACATGTGTAGCATTAGTTGCTAATGTTGCAGTAGCCGCATTACCACTAGTATCCTGATTACCTGCAATATTTACTCCTGCTAAATTAATATTAGCAGTTCCATCAAAAGAAACTCCACCAATAGTTCTTGCAGTTTCTAACGCAGTTGCAGTTCCAGCATTACCTGTGATTGTACCGGCAACAACTAAATCAATTGTTCCATCAGAATCTTCATATGTAGCAGTTACGTTAGTTTCAGTATTACCACTAAACATAGCACCTACTATATCTTGAATATCTTCTGTTGAAACACTAGTTGCACCATCTGCAACATTAAGCATTGTTCTTAAATTTGCAGGAGTTATTTCTTCTATTACTCCCGCACCACTACTATCTCTTCCTAGTATTCTATTTGTTGCAGAAACATTTTGAATCTTTGCGTATGTTATTGCATCATCTGCTACTTTAGCAGTAGTAACATTAGCATCAGTTATTTTAGCAGTAGTGATTGCATTATCAGAAAGATGTGCAGTATCTATACTACCATCAGTGTAATGTTCTGAATCAATTGCATCATCTGCAATCTTAGCACCTGTTACTGCATCAGAAGCAATCTTTGCAGTTGTTACGGCACTAGAATTTATCTTAGAAGTTAAAACAGAACTTGTTCCTAATTTAGCACTAGTAACCGCAGCAGAGGCAATCATACCACTTGATATTGTACCTGTATCTCCTGTTGTAATTAGAGTTCCTGTTATATCCGGTAATGTAATAGTTCTGTCTGCGGTAGGGTCAGTAATAGTGAGAGTTGTTTCAAAATCATTTCCTGTTGCACCTTCAAAGACAAATGCATTTTGCACATTAATTGCAGTTTGATTTACTGTTGTAGTTGTACCATCAACAAATAGATTACCTCTAACTCTAACAGTTGTATCATTACCTGTATCTCCTATATGTAAAGTATCATCTTGATTTAAAGATGCTAATACTGAAGAAACATTTGCTTTATCTGTAACATCTGCACTCGCTTCTATTGCATTAAGTTTAGAATGGTCAGCATCAGTAAATACATTAGAATCAGAAGCAGACTCAACTAATGTTCTAATTTCAGCAGCAGTTTGGTCAGCAGTAGCATTACTTTCTATTCCTGATAATTTAGATACGTTTGCTGCTAATTGGTCAAACTGAGTATCAGTCATTAAACCATGAGCAGAAGTTGTAGCATCAGGAAGTGTTGCAGTTAATGTACTACTATCATTTTGAGTTAAGGTAAGTACACCTTCACTAAAGGCTGCACTTGATATTATATCATTATAATTAAGAGACTCAATCTGTAAACCTTGATTATTTTCACTCTTTACTAATCTAATCCCATCTCCTGCTTGAAAAACAACATCATTGGTATCGCCTTGATTTGAAGATAGAATTAATTTCTTACTATTAGCATCTCCCGATACATCAGCAAAATCAACCTCATATAACCTAGTTATATTTGAAGCACCTTGTACTAGGCTATACACGGCGGCTGCACTCGGTATTGTATCTGATGTTGAACCATTAGTTATACTCTGAATTAGACCGGAAGAAACATCACTTAATCCTGATACAGATAATGAAGATAACTTAGAATTTAATTGAGTTTGTATAGAAGATGTAACCCCATCTACATAATTTAATTCTGTTGTTGTAAGAGTAGCCCCTTCTAGGATACCTAATTCTGTTTCACTTACATTTACGTCACCTATTCCTATTTCACCAGTGAAGGTAGGGTCTGCTATTGGTGCTTTGGCTGCTAAATTAGACACCAAATTAGTTACTTTACTTTGTGCTATACTACCTGCCAATTGTGAATTACTTACACCTGCTGCTTTAATAGAAACTGCACCACTACTAACATCAAAATCAGTACTAGCAAAAGAAGCAACTCCCTTATTGGAACTTGTGGCATCTTCAGTTGATATGGTCAAAGCATTAGAACTATCATCATATGAAGTATCTATTCCTTCTCCTGCCGTAATTAAAGCATTAACTCTGTCATCTACTCTTTCATCAGTATAGTATTTATTATTACCTTCACCAATATCATCTGTATCTAATGTAATACTTCCTCCTAATGCTACTGCATTACTGTTAACTGTAACAGAAGAGTTAGATAATTTAGAATTTGCAATACTTCCTGCTAGATGAGCATTGGTAACTGAACTACTTGTTAAAGAGAAATTGTTTGCATTTGCAGCAATACCTGCAAGTTTTTGTTGTTCACCATATGTAAATATCTTTTTTGTAGAAGAATTAGTACCACTTTCATCTGCTAATTTATCAGCAGTGATTGCTGCATCACTTGCTACAGAAGCATTTACAATAGCATTACTTGCTATATGTTCTGCTGCAACTGCATCGTCAGCGATTTTTGCTCCTGTAATAGCATCAGCAGGAATATCAGCAGAAGTTAGTTTATTTAGTATATTTTCTAGTGTTACCTTTCTTAATTTAGTTGTATTACCATCAGCATCATAAAAGGCTAAAGTATCATTAGTTCTATGAATAGCATTTTCATTTGTTAAAGAATTTATATCTAGAGATAGAGTTGCACTGTTTCTATTTAACCCAAGACCAATTGTAAGACTAGGTTCTTTACCGGATAAAGAAGTAGATAGGCCATCTATTTTACTTTGTGCAATGGCAGCATTAGAAGCAATACTGGCATTAACTACTGCATTAGATGCTAATTGGTCAGCACCTACTGCATCATCTGCTAATTTAGCCTGAGTAATTGCATCATCTGCTATGTAAGCGGTTGCAATTGCAGTGCCTTGCCATGTTCCTGTTCCTATAGTTCCTACAGTTGCAATATTACTTGTACCTGTAAAACTAGAGATAGCAGTATTTTCGACATTACCTAATCCTAAATCTCCCTTAGTTAATGTTCTCTTTGTCATAGCAGTAATATGACCAGTAGCATTAGTCACTAATGTATCTAATACTTCTGCTCCGCTTGTATCTAAATTAGCAACATCACTATCAGGGTGAGTATATGGGTTTGCTAATTCTGCGGTAGTTGGTAAATTAAAGTAAGTAGAACCATCATTTGTAAATTGCCACCTATCTGTAGATTCGTTCCATCTTAATTTTACATTGTTAGAATTACCACGTTCTACTTCTAATCCTGCATTTTCACTAGGAGTATTAGCAGAATTACTATTCAATAAAATAATATTATCTTGTAGAGAAACTGTTTCAGTATTAATAGTAGTTGTACTACCTTGAATTGTTAAATTACCACCAACAGTTAGATGACCACTAATCGTTGCAGTATCATCATTCTGACTACCTATTGTAAAGTCTCCACCAAAATCACTGTTTAATTTAGTTTTTAGATTAGCAATTGAAACATCTACATCTGTATTAGTATCTGAAGCATGTGTATCAATCATACTATGAATATCAGCAGGAGTAAATCTTCTAATGGCAGTTACAGTTCCATCTGTTCTTTCTTGTGAACTAACTGCTGCAACTTGATTATTATATGCAGTTTCTATTTGTGCATCTGTTTGGTCAGCAGTTGCTCCATCTTCAACATTAATCATGGTACGCAAATTAGCAGGTGTAATTTCTTCTACATCTCCTGCTCCCGAAGAATCTCTTCCTAATATTCTATTAGTAGCAGATACATTCTGCATTTTAGCATAAGTAACGGCATCATTAGCAATAGTTGTAGCACCATCTGCATTAGAAGTTACATCACCACTATGGTTAGGATGAGTATATGCTTGACTTGTTAGAGCAATAGTTCCTGTAGCATCAGGTAATGTTAGTGTTCCTGCAACACTTCCTGATGAAATTTTAGATATTGTACCTGTTTTATTTATTCTTAGTGTTTCTGAGGGAACACCACCTGCTTCATTTACAATAGAAAGTTCTCTAACAGTTTGTCCATAAGCCAAATATTGTATTTGATTCTCTACTCCTAATTGATTTGCAGCGAATTTAATAACTGCTATCGGTATATCTCCGGCAGATAATGTAGAAACTTTTGCAGAAGAACCACTAGATGCTCCTGTTCTAATAGCAAATGCATTTGAACTATTAATTACTAATACACCATACCAATCAAAAGTTTTTTGAGCAATTTCAACAGTTAAATTAGAAGTTGTAGCAGCGATAGAAACTAATAAACCATCTCTAAATATTGAACCCAAACTAACTGCATAAGTAGTATATGTACCACTTGTATTTTGAGTAATATTAAATCCATCTATAACTCTATTATCAGAAGTAGCAATATTCATTTGAGCAAATATTAAACTGTGAATATTATCTGCTCCATCGGCTAATCTAACATTAGGATTTGTACTCATAGTACTTAGAAAATCAGGGTTATTTTGTACCATTTTAGTTCACCTCCAATGTTATTTGAAACGTAACCGTATCTGTAGACGGTACGACTCCGGTGTTAGCGAATGTAACTCGGCTCAAGAGTTTATCCGATGTAGAATGGAATATACCTAGTTCTGCAACTCCTTGTGTTCCTAATTCTGTTCCTGTAAAACTTACTGTCCATGTTAACTGTGAACCTATTACTGATGGTATAACAGTCTTAGTTAATTCACTACCATTAGTTTGTGTGATAATAGAGTCTAATTTTGTTTGAGATGCAGCAGTATCATCTCCACCTGTTCCTACTTTTATTGTTCTATAATTTACCGCAACATAACTTACTGCTATCTCATCCTTTCCTGCATTTACTATCATTTTTAATCCTCCATCATGTCCGTATATTTTTCTGCTCTCTCAATCACACCATCATCATAACTCGACTTGAGGGTAGTCTGTGTATCAAAGTTTACGGTCTCAGTAAACCCAACTACATCATCAAATCCTAAGTTTGGATTTTCTACAACTGTACTAGTAATTTCATAACTTACGTCAATGAAATTGATATTAATAGAATCAAATAATGCTAAACCTGCACTAACAATTAGTGCATCTTTTTTCATTAAACTGATATTTGATTTCTTTTGTTCTAATGATATCTCACTAAGTCTTTCTGCAATTGTTTTATCAAACGTTCCAACTGTTATTTTCATTACACCTGCTAATACATTTTCAATTTCAAACACTTGATAATCTGCTTTAGGAATATTATGTTGTGGGAAATTCAAAGTTAGTATATCACCTGCTTCTAATAACTCTAATCCTTTTTTATCTAATGTTAAAGTAATCTTTCTACTTTCACCATTATGTACATTCAATGTTTCTTGTGCAATTTGATTTGCTTCAGTTATATCTTTAATAGAAGAATCTACTATTCTAATTACCTTATCAGTTCCTTTTACAGGGCTAGTTATTTCTGTTCTTATTTTATCACCAACAACTATAACCTTGTTTGCTTTATCAAACAGAGAAGTATTACTTTCTACACTAATTAATCTATTAGCCTCTAGATACCCAACTGAATACTTTCTTAAACTACTAATATCATCTAGATTTCTTGTTATAATTTTCTTATCTTTTAATGTATAATCTAGTCCTTTCTTGTTTACCAATGTATTAAGAGCAGTAAATACATCTATATCTTCTAAGTTTAAAGATGAAATAAATGTTCTTTTATTTATTCTAATTAATTCATCATATTGTGTTGGTGTATAATATAACTGTGTGTCAATAACAACAGTAGCACCACTCGTAGAGGCTACCTTACCTATTAAATGTCCATCCTTTGAATATAATATATCTCCGGCAGTTATATTTGTAACAGTTTCAAGACATGTAATAGTTAAACTATTTACACTGTTAACAACATTCCCTGTAAATTCTGAAAAACTCTTAGAATTATCATATATTAATCCTGCATCTTTCACAATATTTTCTACTTCTTTTTCTACATTACTTCCAATCCTATACGAACTACCTATATGACAATGTTTTATATTTTTTATTTTGGGTCTTTGTCCTAGTTTTACATCAAATATCTCTCCAAAAGATACAACACCATTACCTGTAAGAGAACCACTAAATGACATTACTAATCCTGCGGTTGTTTTAGAATCAGAACTACCTTTCTTTCTAGTAGTAGCGATTGTTAATGTTTTTCTTTGTGAATTATTTCCATCAGTGATATATGTTTCTATCGTTTCACCATCAGTAAAATGGTCATCTATAGCAGTATTAGTTCTTCTTTCAATAAATGTTGAGGCATTGTCTATGTCTAACAGTAAATGCATTTCATATACAGATTCTTGGTATTGTAGATTATCATCATCTTGTCCTCCTCTTTTCCAATTAAATGCTACTTCTTGTGGCTTCATTACATTGAACTCTATTTTATCTTCGTGACCATCAAAGGTGGTTTCTGAAATTCTCATTAATCTATATTTTTTATTATTGCTGTCTATTGTTAAATTAGCATCTACCGTAATAGTATGAGTTTCAATATTGGATGTAGTAGGTAGTGTAGAAACAGTGTGGCTTATTATTTTGTGAATGTCAGCAGGATAAGCACTATCAGGGTCTTTTCTTAGACTTCCTGCTACTGCACTAGCAGATAATGAAACATCAGTAAGAGACTCAGATACAATATAATAACCTGTTAAGTTAGGCATAAAACTTAACCAAGCATGTCCTGTATCTGCATTCAGTACAAAGGTTAGTTGAGCATTAGATACAGTAACCCCACCACTACCATGTGTTAAATTAAAAACAGGTTTAACTAACATTTGAGCAGAACAAACAATTCCATCTCCTGAATTACATGCTGCATGAGTTGCATTAAGTCCACTGGCAATAGCCTTCTTGTCTCCAAGAAAATCTCCATCAGTTCTTGTGCCAATCATAGAAAGGGTTGTACTACTGGGATAAGATTGTATAAAAGAAGTACGTGTATGTTGGTCTAATGTATTACCTACCCCATCTATATAATCCGCATAATTAGAATCAGTATCTAAGTCTAGCGGAGCAGAAGAAATAGATAATGTATCTAGTCGCACTGTACTATCAGACTCAGCCTGTCTAATATCCTTGAATACACCAATACAATTTTGATATGGATGAGCAAAGGTAGCAGAATTAGTATCAGTTAACCCCATACCATACTTATCTAATATACTAAAATATGTATTACTACTTTTGTACCTTTCAACTAATGCTGCAATTACTCTTGACATATGAAGGAAATGTCTTGTTCCTGAACCCCAATTAGTTCCATGAATAAATGGACTAAATATTCGGTCTTCATTATTTCCAGTGTTTACTTTCTCTTCTGCAATTATTGGTAATATAACATTTGGTGCTTCATATTCATCACCACCATCAGATAATCTACCAAATTTAAAATTAGCATTTGCTTTACTACCTCTTCTAGTAAAGAAAACATCTGTCCATCTTATATTTTTTAATGCATCTCTTCGGTCTGTCAAAAAATTAGCATCAGTAGTAGTATCTAAATTATCAATCATATAATCAATTGTTCTATGTATTCTGAATCTTTCTACTCCTTCTACCGCAGAATTACCATCAAATCGTAACATATCTTTACCCGATGTATTTCCATATAGAGTTGTAAACCCATCATCATCAAATGCAGCATTAGGTCTAAACACACTACCATCATGCTTTACAATTAATCCATTTGATTCAGTAGGAACGACTATTCCACTAGCGTTAGAAACAACGGCATATCCACTAGCCACATTGTCTCCTGTAGATGGATAAGCCCCTATAACCTGTTCATCATAAAACACATCCCCTTCACTTTCAGTCAAAGATTCACTATCAATTTCACCGTTTTCCCCTATTTGTATTGTACCTGTATCTGCGGTTGGAGTATCAAACATTACATAATCAAAATAAGGAATTGTTGGTATTTGTTCAGAGGGTTTCAAAGACTCAAAATCTATAGGATTAAAGTGCCAATCAAAAGTTGCTTCTACTAATTTAATAACACCCCATCTTCTAAGTTGATTTGTAGTCTGTGTTGCACTTTGTATTTGTCCTGTTTCAAACATATTTTCTGTTTTTACAGTTTGTTTAGTTGTACCATCATATAATTGATGATTTGTTGAACTTGTAACAGATGGAGTAGATTCTAATAAAATAGCAAATTGGTCATAACTAAGTGTGTGAAACCCTAAATTATTCCATCTTAATTTAGACAATGGGTATATATCACCTACGGCCATTAGTTCATATGGAATAGTTCTAGGGTCTATTTGTTCAAACACATCATACATAATATCATACTCTTTTACTGTATTACCACTACTACCATGTGACTGGTTATATTGATATGATTCTATTAGGTCATGATTTCCATAGAAGGCTGTTCTTTGTGTATAATTCTTAATAGTATTACTACCGAGTATAGGTTTGTTATCTGCTGTTATAGCAGGGTCAGTAACCGTACCTGTAACTGTTGTACCATATCCTACTGCATAACCTTGTATTTTTTGTGGTTTGATTCCTTCACTATAAATGGTATCAGATGTCCTTGTTAAAGTACCTGCTTCAAAAGTCTGTAAATCCCAATATCTAATTGTTTCTTTTGGATGATATATTCCGTCAAAGGTATCAGGTAAGCGATGTATATATCCTCCCGTATTAATATTATTATTTACCATATAGATATGAGTATTACCTCTAGTGTCAGATGTATTTGTATCTATTCTTCCTAATACAATAGGCATTTTAGGAGCAATAGATATTACTGTTTCAGATTCACTCTTTTCATCTACTTCCACTACGGCAAAAGATTCTGAATTTAAAGAATTATAGTTTGTTATTTCATTAACTATACCATCTTCGTTTCCAATAAAAAAGGCATGAGCAGCATCATTAGTTGAAGCACTTCTTATCGAACTAACATCATAGCCTAATGTCTTGTCATCGAAGTTGTCTCCTGTATTAGAAGAACCTTGTACATCCACAATAGTGTGACTAGGAACTCTCCCATCTAATTTAATTGCCTTATCGAATATTAATCCTTTCTCACTAAAAGAGGCAAAATCATTAATTGTATCAGTATGAGCAGAATTAGACTGTAATGATTTGAATGATATTAAACGAGTATTATCTACAAAGGGGTCATAATGTTTTATTGCAGTAGTTGATGTAGTGGGTGTTTCACAAATAGTATGAGCCAAAGTAATATCTGTTCCATCAATACTAACAACTTCTCCTAATAGTTCTCCGGCTTGATTTACTATAATTTCATATTTATTAACAACTCCACCTGTAGCATTTAATTTTACAACTTTACCTACCAACATATTACTACTATTACCAGTTAGACTTGTACCGCTTCCGTTCTTAAACGCCTCAACTGTTCCTGTATAAGGTGACATAGTACTCATTACTAAGTCATCACTAGAAACTAAATTTCTGTTAATCGTTTTAGATAAGAACTTAGATACATCATCTCTACCTGTAACTGTAATAGCATTTACACCATTCTCAGTCATAGTTTGTATATCTTCTATTACACCACTAAATACTTCTTCATGTATGGCATATCCTCCATTATAATAATTTAATCTTCTACCTGTACTTTGGTAAAACTTAGTATCTTCATTTTGTAACTTTATTACTTTATGCACCTTGTCGATATAATCAATTTTGTTTTCATGAGCATTGAATGTTTTAAATGTACATCTTGCATTATATAATTTAGCATCTTCTTTATCTATAGTTCTACCATTCAGTGTTAATCTAGTTTGATTAATGTCATATTCTGTATCAGCCTCAAATTTTACATTTAGAACATGTGTATACCCTGCAACTAAAATTGGGTGATTATTACCTGCTGCTGCTTCAGGTGTAGAACTAACTGTCCATGTATTAGCGGTTTCTTCTCTTTTAGCCTTTATAGTAAATTGTTGATAATCTCCTGCTGAGTCTCTGACTTTCGTAGCGACAGCATCAACAACGTAATAATATCCTTTAATCTTAACAATAGAATTTGCTGCGAGAATACTTTTCAAATCATAATTACTATCTAAATCCATTATTCTAAATACGTTGCTAACTATAGTAGTTCTTCCTTGTATTGGTTTGAACTCCAAGTTATCAATAAAAGTAGTCTTACGCATTTTGAGTATTTCATCTTCTTTGATTTTCTTATGTCCAATACCGCTATTATCTAAATAAGTTACTTGTGCTATCTTTGTCATCTTATTCTTAGGATTGTTTAAATTAGAACCCTGTACTAATGGTATCTTATCATTTTTTAATTCAGATTTTTCAAATGTTAAATATTTACTTGCACCTGTCATTCCACCATCTACGGCACTACTTACAACTAGAAGATTAGCAGCCTGTCTATGCATTCTAGGAAATGCTTTATGCCATCTAATAGGATTAAAATCAGGAACATGTCTTTTGAGATTTTCATTGTTTGCTAATGCCACTACATTGTTTGCTAGTAATGTTATTTGTGTAGAAGTAATAGCACTAATAACTCCTACAACTGCATCAGCATCATCATATACTGTATCACCTATTGCAAATTTAGTAGTTGCATCTACAGTATCTACAGTAATATTTACTCCTGCATCTGCATTTAACGCACCATTTACTAAAACACCTGTATCTTCCACTGCAAAATTATATTGTTTACCTGCATCATCTAAATCTCTATTTGCATCTACAAGCACTGCATCTAACCTATGTTTACCTATATTCTGAATAGTATCTCCAAACTTAGACTCTGTTCTAAATACAATATTTTGAATTGTTTTACCTATTTTTAATGTAACATTAGAAGCAGCAGATATAGCAACTCTAGCATAATCCAAATACAAACGATAGGTAGCAGAACCCGTTGGGTCACTAATAAACAAACCTTCTATGTTACCTAAATAAACTCCATTAGTATCGAATAAAGACATACCTTCTGTTAATTTATCATAATCACTAGAGGAAACTATCATAGATTTTTGTGATTGATTTTCTAAACCTTCGTCAAATTGAGAATGAGCATACACTGTCGTTCCTGTAATAGTTGTTCCATAATTCCACCAACGTAATACAGTTACAGTATATTTTGTTGTATAATCTAATTGGTCATCTTCATCTAATCTATCATTGTAAAAATAGAAAGTAGGTCTACTTGCTATATTGAATACATCATATTTAGGTGTACTAGCATTAGCATCACCTCTTAATCCATAACTTACTGCTACAACATCTGTATCTGTTTTTGCTGGCCCTTTGAATATCTCAACTTTAGCATCATTAGGAACACCTGTAGGATAACTAGGGCTAAACTCTAATCCATCTCCAAATACATCAAAACCTACAATACCTGTAATCTTTGCAAAGTGCGGTCTAACACTATCTGTTCCTACACTTACAATATCAGGATTAATTAAAATAAAGTAATCATAATTATCTATATCTATTCCAACAAAATCAGAACTAGGATAATCAGTTGTAGAAAATTTAAATTGTCTATTTGTTGTAGATGAACTAATAGAACTATCATACAATTTAACTTTAAATCCATGAGTCTCTTCTTTATTAGTAGCATATACTGCTAAGTCACTACTACTAGGACTACTATCAACAGGTAGTATTCTATTACCTATTCTAGAAACTGCATCATTAGAAATACTTCCTGTATGAGAACTCTTTCTTATTTCTGTAAAGATAGCAGAATTAACAAAGGCGGCAGCAGAAGCAGAATTTTCCTCATTGATATCTACTGTTTTTAATACAGGATTAACAGATACATTACTAAAGGCTCTATTATTATTAAACTCAGTAAGTCTATCATCATAATCACTGACTACCGCAGAATCTAATATTCCTGCGTTAACTGGATATGTGATTTTACCTGCCATATTTAGACCCCAAATGCATAATAGAAAAGAATATTATTGTAATTAGGGGTTAATGTCTTGTAAGTTGGACAAGGTTTTTTACTTGTATGCATACTTATTTCAAATAGTTCCCCATAAAATTGTTCTTGATTTGATGTGCCTCTACCAATTTGACAATCACTTGCATCTAATTGTAGAGTTTCCATACTAAATTGTTCTCTCTTTACTAATCCATTATCAACATATAATTCAACAACTCCTTGTTTTAGATATACTAATGAAAACTTATACGTCTGTTCTAAATACATTGCTTCTTTAAGTTGAGGAACATATACAGTACTCGTAGTCGTAGTTAATCTATCTGCCTTTAGAGTGATTCTATCACGGCTTACATTACTATTTACATCATTTGTTTCTCCAATTAAATTTAAATTAGCATCATATATTTTTGTACCTTTACCCACTAATCCATCTGCTTCTCCTGTTTGAATTTCTATTCTAGCGGCAGCCTGTCCACCAGTACCATTAGTTGCATTACTAGACAGTTTCTTAAAACTAGTACTATTTCCAGTGTAATATCCATCTGCATCATAGTAATTATGTAAAGTACTTGTAGCACTAATAACAACATCAGAAGATATAGTTTTAGTAACTCCACCACTAGTCATTTCTGCAACCAATTTATATTCCGCAGGTTGATTGTATGAACTTTCAGTTGTATTTTGTAAATAGAATTTTAAATTAGTATTATAGAATAACATCATCTTTTGTGTTGTATAATTACTATCATGTAATACACTAACGCTTTCATATGTAGTACTTCGGTTACTTAAAGACTCATTAGGAAATGGAGGAGTTTTAGTTGAATCTAATACACCATGTCCTGATGCTCTATTAGCAAGCCCATTAACATCATACGGAGTAACAATGGCTTCTAATGTAAATGAATCTTTATGACCCCATATTTGTCTCTCTCTTGTAGTAGTTGTTGTATCAGTGGTAGGTGTATTTGTATCATCTCCTGAGCCTCCTACGGTAGCCGTAGTTCCTTCTATTTGTGTAACAGTTTCATCATAATTTAACAATAAATAACCATTAGACAGAATAGGAAAAACTAATCTGTAGGCTTCACCCGAATAAGCATTAACCATAATAACACCTCAATCGAATGGATTATCTCCTATGACCAACGCTTCTTCAAAATCTAAACTAAATGCTATTGCAGGAAAATCCTGTGCATTTATTTGTGTAGAAAAACTACGGATAAAGCCTGTCATACCAACAGTTGCACTGGTATTATCAGAATAAGGTGTAAAGTGTGCTTTACCATCTCCAACACCTACTGCAAAATCATTATCATATAATCTATTTTTCCAAGAAAATGGAATTAATGGTAGGTCATTAATATCTGTATTTTCATCAACACCAGTATGATATTCAAAATTATGATTAGCACGACTGGGAATTAAGAAAACTATCTTAGCAATATTTTGGTCATCTTGTAATGTAGAAGCATCGGTATAGGAATGAATCAATTGAGCCATCTCAAACGAAGTTAGATTTACTTGTTTAAGATTGTCACCACCTTTATCTTTAGCAATACTTTGTCCTAAAAGTGTGCCTGATATGTTGATTGTTTTTTCTGACATACCAACATCGAATGCTAGTTTAAGTGATTCACCTCTAACCATACCAACAAAAGGAACACCCATATTCATTACAGTTTTATTAGTGCTTACACCAATCTCTGAAACAAACAGAGGTATTCTATTTACTTGAGCAGAAGAACCATCTATTTCATTCCGTCTTTGTAATTCTAAAAATACTCTAAACTCACTAAAATTTTCGCCACTCATTAAAACCTACCTGCCGATGCTCCTGTTCTGTTCATGCGTAAGTTTATTTCTCTTGCAACTTTATTTGCAATATCTTTTATTTCTGCATCACTAGCACCTACTCTACCATTAACGTGTACATTAATGACATTGCCTCCCATACCTCTTGATGCTTGATTTGAATGTACTCTTGCTCCTGATGGTAAAGTAACTAATTCAGGCCCATTTTCTCCAACAACCGCCATTCCTCCACTAGAGATACCACCTCTAGCAAAGAAAGGTAATTTACCAAAAGTTCTATTATAGAGTGCTTTTGCTCCTGCAATGATAAGGTTGACTATTATTTTACCCAATCCGAATAGTATATTCTTCAATAAGCCTAAGAAATTAGTTAGAACAGGAAGTAATCCATCCATAAGTGCCGTTTTCAATTTACCTTCAAATAATGCTTTAAAGAAAACAAATAAACCTTTTAGAATATTTATTACATTATCAAGTGCGGCTCTAAATTGTGGTGCAGCAGATTCTAATGCCTTTTGAATTGTAGGCCAACTACGATAAAGAACACCAAACAATATAGTTCCAATAGAGGCAAATAATAACAATTTTGAAAAAGCAAATAAACTTAAAGTAGTTAATTGAGCAAACTTAGTTGTTCCAAGATTTTTAAATGCCCCTATTAAATTAGAAGGTTTTACTAAAGCAATTGTTCCTAAAACAGTTTTTGTTAATGTTCTAACTACGTCTTTAGTTCCACCTATGGCAGAAGCAGCAGAATCCATTGCAAATTTTCTACTGAAAACATTTACATCTTTACCTAAACCTTTATCTTTTAAAAAAGCACCAACCTTTCCGTATCGTTCTAAATCGGCTTGTTTTTGCATAACTTTGTTTAGACCAGTCTGTGCCATTTCTAATTTTTTAACTGCTTTTTCTTGAGCATTAATTTCATTCAATACTCCACCCATAGGATTCTTTAAATTTTCAAACGCCAAAAATTGTTCATATAAACCCCCCGAAAAATTTTGTGCATTTTGTAAATCAGTAGACAAACTTTGTAGGGTTCTACCCATTTCTGCTTGAGCATCTAGTGCTTTACGTTGGGCTTCTTCTTGACCGGATAAATTTTTATTATACAAAAACACTACGTTACCTATCGCTCTAATTTTATTTTGTAATTTCCATAAACCTGAACCGGATAATAGTCTTGATGCAATATTCCAAACCTTACTTTTTTCAGCCGCATCTCCAAAAGCAGTAGCAACCCCTTGTGTTTGAGTCTCTATAAGACCTAATGCCTTACCAAGATTAGTAGTAGACTCATATGCATCTGTCAAAACTTATCTCTCCATTTTTTTTCTATATTTCTCCATTTCATCCGCTTTCATTTCTTCTACTGTTGTGTGTATTGATATCATTTCTAACATGTCTTTTATTGATGTATGTCTTGCATCATTGGGATTTACACTAAATATTTTACAATAAGAGTATAATAAAACACGTAAACCAATAGAGGGAGAAACTTCCTTTCCCTCTAATGCTTTTCGTATTAATTTTCTTTTCCCGTATCAGCCTCCGTTATCATATCATTGAATGGGTTTGGTAATACTTCCTTTAATTGACTACCAATATAAGGACTTAATTTCAAGAGTTCTAAAGTATTGAGAGAAGGCTCTGTTTTCTCTATAAAGTTCTCTACCATAAATCTGTACATTTTATTTAAATCTAAATTCATAGACTGGGTCTGTTGATTTAAATCCATTACAGAAGACAGGGCTTGTTCTACCTGAAGCCATGTCGGTTCTTTAACCCAAACTTTCATTATTTGTTCAGAGTTTGGACTTACTCTTAATTCATGCATCGTTGTTTCATTTAGTGCAAATAGCACACTCTTATCATTTACTACTTCTTTATTCATTTTCTTCCACCTAACTTATAACCAACAAACAAACAAACGGATTGTTGGTGGAATTTCAAATACTAGAATATCTTATATTTCTGATATTCCTCCTTAATCAACATTGAATATAGCCCATCTACTTTGTGAAGTACAACTGTGTAATGTTCTAGGGCTTATTGTAAGTTCAACTTCAATTGGTCCTTTATCATCAGGATATGGTACAGAAACAGAACGAGTAATATAATCTTTAAATTGTAAGTCTACAAAATCAGTAGCACTTCTTTCAAATCTTAGTTTGAGAATGTTGGTATTATCTTCACCACCTTCTCTCATTAAATCCCAAACCTTTGTATCAGTGATAAGAAGTGTTAAAGATAATTCATATTGTCTTTGTCCGGCAGTATGGTTAGACATAATTTGATTGTTATAATTACCAATAAATCTTTGACCTACAATATTATTATTTATTGTTAAACTACCGGATTTTACTCTAGCGAATGTTTGACCGTATATTTCAATTGTACCATCATGGAATAAGTATGGTATTTTATTCTCTGAATAATTTGCAAAAGATGTTATGTCTGTTACCTGTCTTTGTGGTGAATAATTTTGTGGTGCATCGAATGCACTACGAGTTACTAATTCTACTGAATTTTTCACTTCTTGTCCTTCATCAAATTGTATATTTAGAGAATTAACTTGACACCCTGTAAAGATTCTAGAGTATACTTCTTCTTCAGGTGTACTAGATGATTGTACTGTTTGAACTGAATAGTCTGCACCCGATTTACCACCTTTTGCATATGCAACATCTAGAGCAAATGAAGGTAATGTTCCTTTATTATTTTCACTTATAGTATAAACAAATGGATTACTTGCATGTATTAAACCATGAGTACCATCTGCAAGAGCAACGCCTGTAGGTGTAGGGTCAGGATATGCATGGTGTCCTGCACCTGAATCTGTTAATCTTCTAATGATTGCACTATTAGTTCCATCTGTATCTATGGTTATTCCCGATGTATCTGTACTAGTAGGACTAGACATAGTAAAACTCATACTTCCTAATGTATAGTATAACCACATTGGATTATTCATTGAAAACTCAATACTTCCACCACTAACTGTTTCACCTTTAGTAAATTGAAATCCTAAATTTCTAGAACCACCTGCAACTAAATTTAATTCACCTGTTTCTACTTCTACGTTTGGTGGTGTAAAAGTATTAACAAGACCTAACCAATTGTCAGATAATATAGTTGTTTTAGAATTAACAGGTGGCGTAGGAACAGGTGCTCCAAAGGATTGTATTGTTGCTTTAACATCTGTAGTTGCACCCATATCTCCTCTTATATCTCCTGTAACTGTTATAGTACTTACAGTATTAGATTCAATAAGATATATGTTCTTTTTAGTGGCATCTGCCGCCAATTCTATTTCTATAAAACAACCAACATATAGATTAGGAACTAAATCTATCCCTATATCTCCTGCTGCGTATGAATCTAATGTAACAGTACTACTATTATTTGTTGTATCAGTAGCAGCAGTTTGAACATCATCACCTAGAAATATACGGGCTTCCGGTGCTAAACTAGCAGTTACTCCTGCTCCTACAAATATCTCATTACTTACCATTTTTTCTCACCTAAACTGTACTTCGCCCGAACCGCTTAATCTCTACCGATAGTTTGTAGCCCAATAACCTTTTGCCCCTATCATTGGCTTCACTTCTACCTGTGAATGTAATTAATTCAGCAGATTCTTCAACAGTTCCCGAAGTTCCGCCTCCTTGATACACGGTAGGGCTACGAGCATTATTCTCTAAAATGTATCGGGTGATTCGATAAATACTTTGTAGTCTATCTCTAGAATCAGTAAGGGAAGAAAAGTCTCTTCTATGTAATACTCTCATATGTATTGTCATGTTAAATGTTTCATTTCTAACCACTGTATCAATAGTTGGATTTGTTTGAGACATACCATCTTCAAACACTAAAAGCACTGAATGAGAATCTACATCAACTCTTCTTCCTTCTTTTGGTTCTAATGAACGTATATCTAAAATTTTAATAGAAGCACTATTACCTGTAGAAAGAGGTCTATGGTTTGTAGGTAATTGACTACCTAAAGAAGTAACTGCGGCATCCCATCTATCAGATAATAAGCGTATAAGAAAAGTTACTTCATCCATCATAATTTAGCAACCTCTTCTTCTATTCTTTTTGCAAACGCTTTATCAAATACACTGTGGGCTTGTTCTATAACTGCTTCATCAGATAATGCAAATTCAGCATATATACTATCCTTTAACATATCATTACGCTGTTGCTGAATTGCAACAATTTCTTTAAACAATTTGATAACATCTTCCATATTAATCACGATATAAAATGAACAAGGTTTTTCTTCCCATTTAAGATTGCATTTGCTTCTTCCAATAATATATCATGTTTGGCTTTCAAATCAATATTAGAACCTGTTTCAGCAATTAATATTGAATTATCATCATGTCTAATTATTTCAGCCGCTACAAGTTTTGTGGCTGCCTCATGTATAGGAGCAGGTACTCTACCTTCACCTGCAACATAGGTAACTCTAATTGAATGGTGTTGATTATATGGGTATTGTTGTCTAAAGAAAATTTTTCCTTCATCATTTATAGTCCAATAATCATCATCTCTTCCTGAAGTTTGATTATCATCAAAGGAAGATACTGAACCATATGTAGAAGATAATGTACAAAATGTTCCATCTTCTCCATCTAATAATGAACTAATTACTATGGTTGTTTTATCTTCACTATCTAAAGTAGCATAAAAGAAATCAGAAACATGTACAGTAGTAGAACCATTTGCAGTAATAGATTTAGGTGCAGTTTCTCCTGTAAACTTAGCAGTTTTCATAGGGTACACTTCATTAATAGCATCAACTATTTGACTTGCCGTAGTCTTAGGGCCAAAATTATCATAAAAATGTCTAACACTGTTATTTGCTAAGTTTTTAATTTCAAAAGTATAGGTAGTAGGATTACCTACAGTTAATGTTATTGTCCAATCATTTGTAGTTGCAGAATTAGGAACTGTTAATGTTGCAGTAGCAGAAGCCAAATCTTTCCATACATCGCCTTGATATACTTCTAATCTAACCAACTTTTGTACTTTAGGATAACTTAACTGAATAAATCCTACATAGTCTTTGTATGGTCTAATAGGATATGCACGTTGTCTTAGATTATCAAATGAATGGAATTCGTCTTTGTAAATAATAGGTCTGTATGATGTTTTAATAGAATCATCAATTTTTTCTTCTGCTCTTTTTATTAGTTTACCTATTTCAGAAAGATTAGGAGTTGTATTTGCACTAAACGAACTTATTTGTAATAAATTAGAAATATCTGTATGAGTAGTATAATGTCCATTACCTGCTGAATAATCCACATTTATATTTGTAAAATCACTAGGGGATGAAACTTTGCCCATTTTAATTACCTCCTACTATTGCCTTAAGACTGTTATAGGCTCTTTTAACATTTAAAAAATCTTTCTGAATTTTAACTATATCAAATGGTTGTTCTGTTTCTTTTTCTTCTTCCCTCTTTAACTCTTCAGTAAGATTTTCAAATTCTTCTCTTTCTTCATCTGATAGTGGTTCATAGCGACCTTCAAAGTAAGCATCAATTTTTTCATCACTAAGATTAAATGGACCTAAATACTTTGCTCGTAGTTTAGGATTCTTGAATCGTTCCTCTTTTTGTCTTAATTCCTTAAATCTACCTTCTCTTTGTTTTTTACCTCTACTAACATTACGTGCGGCTCTAGGTTTGCGAATAAACATTTGATAATTTTTAGGTCTAGTATCAAGAAGCGTAGACATATTAAATGTTACATCAGCAGTAATTATTGGTATTCTACTTGCTCCTTGTACATATCCCGCCTTTCCCTTTCCTCCACTGGCAAAATCTTTTACATAAAGCATAACATTTTCAAAATCAAATTCATTTTTAGTTTGTAATGCCTTATATTCATCTAAAATATCCATCAAATTAACAGGCACTTCATCGTTTTCTTTTAATAATTTATATGGAGTTTCAATTTCAGACCAGTTATTGTTATTATCTTCTATTTCATTTTGTGTGTCTTCAGCAGCATCCTTTGCTTCAGATACACCATAATAGTCTAAAATAATGTCATTTGCATCTTTTTGACCCTGTACTTCATTATCTACTAAAGACTGTAATAATTCACCATCGAAGTTCTCAAACTTTGACATAATTTGAAATATATTTTTTGCTATTGTTCTATCTTTACGAGTTAATTTAACATCTATACCTCCCGCTAAATTAAATTTCTTTTCCATACTTGCTACCCATTTTTCTTTTTCTTTCACAAAATCTGTTTCTATATCTACACTTATGTTACCTAATCTTAATTCTCTTCTTTCTGCGGTTAAATATTTTAAAAGAATATTCTTCAAGGGATGTTTGTCTTGTTTAAGTATTATCTTATCAAGAAAATTTTTGCTGCTTAGTGTTTTTTTCATAAAATCTTCTATACCATCATATGCATCTTCCAATGTGTCAAATTTTTTACTACCTTCAAAGGTTTCAAGAAGAAATTTATCTTCACCTTTTTCATATCTCCCTACACCTTTTTTGCCAACTAACTTCAAATGTAATAATGGAATTCCTTTTTCTTCACCCTGTTCTTCACCTTTTTGTTGCTTAAATTTACCTCCAAGCAAACCTGTTTTAAAAGGAAAATCTTCACTATCAATAGAACCAAATCCTTCTTTTTCAAAGACTTCGTTCATATATTCTTTAGTATCTATTTCAAATCCTTCTCCTTTCTCTTTTATGTACTGTGTAATCATAGGATACAGTATAGGTTTAGAACTATCAATAGCACTCATTAATTTTCCACTTCTTTCAAAATCATCATCCTCATCTTCAGGTTCATCTTCAGGTTCATCTTCAGATGATACATCTTCTCCTCTTTCAACTACACTCATTAATCTATTTATTGCAGATTGATTATCCAATTGTGATAATTTAAAATTTTTTAATTTATCATCATCTAAGAGGTCAAAACTAATTTTATCTATATAGTCATTTTCTTTTAATGCAGTTATCAAGTTCAATATATCTGTTTCTTCTATTTTATCTAAATAATGTCTAAAATGTCTATCTATTTCTGCTTCAGTAATTTTGTCAATTAATCCCTCTTCTCTTCTTCGCAACATTTCAAAATCAGCATCATCTTTTTGTAACAGACTTATTAACTGTGTTTTTACTTCTTTCATTTTATCACTTCTTTCACTAGAACGCATAACTCTAGAAAAGATATATGCTAACATACTTAATGGAATAGGGTTCTTATTATCTTGAGAACTCAATGCATCAAAATTCTGACTTAGTTCTTTAGTATCTAATACAACGTCTTGTTCTGTATTAGGAACTATGTCAGCAGGTATTGTCATTTCGCCCATACATCAAACCACCTTATGCAAGCCATTTAGCCCAAGCAACGCCTTTGGTTATAGCCGCACCTAAACCTAATCCACTTGCAGGAGGTGTATATGTCATTTGACCTGTATTAGGGTCTATCCAATATGCATTATTCATATTATCGTATCCGGCAGGAGGAACAGGATATCCACTACCATTATTCATAGCCATTTGTTGCTGCATCATAGTATTATTTATTCCTGTTCCCATATTACTACCTTGTATATTTTGTGGGTTCATTCCCATCGGATTGCTAAGTTGGGGTTGTGTAGCGGCTGCTTGTCCACCGAATCCTTGAGACTCCAAGTATTGTGCTTTAGCCATTCTACGTTGCATAATAACTTCTGAATTTATTGCTGAATTCAATAAGTTCTGTAAATCTAATTCTATGTTAGCATCAGTAATTTGTTGAAATTGTTCTTTAACATCTGTATTTAAAACAAAACCACCACTTGATGTATTAAATTCCAATTTTGATAACATATCTCCAACTACTCTAGCAACTACATCTTCAATTAATTGTTCCATACTAGAGAGAAAAGCCTCACCATGATATTGAAAAAAATCTTCTACATGATTCTCTTGTAATGTTAATAAATTGTTCATTGTTTTAAATTGTGTTTGTTGACTATTAGATATACTAGTAGCCAATTGTGAATTGCTTGTTCCGAATAATCCCATTACTTCTCACTCTCCGCCTGTACGCTTCCACTTGTAACCTTAACGCCTTCGGTCAATAAGACTTTCACTCTTTTGGTATTAGATTCATTTTCTATTAATAGTCTAAATAATTCTTCTTCTCTACTTTCACTCTTTGCTTGAGGAGGTTTAATTGTCCAACCTAGACCCGCAAGAGATTGTATATCTCCTTGTTTTAAACTTGTTAATGGCCCACTAGATAGTGGATTCAAATTAGGCATTTTAGGAATATACGCACTATAGGACAATCCATGTTCTTCCGCTAATATCTGTTGTTCTAACATTTCATATTGTCTATGTATTTGAGCATGTTTCTCACAATATGTTCCTCTCATTGGATATCCTTTGCGAACCTTATGTAGTGGTAAAGGAGGTCTAAGATTATCACTTGATTCCCAAACTTTTTGTGTTCCACATACAACACATCTATCTTTCATGTTATATTTGAAACTATAGGGTATTTTGAGAAAAGATTTTTTCTCAGGTAAAAGAATCTTAGTTATTTCTTTCAATTGTTTTTTCGGTTTTATATTCTTAAATTCGTACAACATTACTGTACCTGCTGCTCTTGCTTGGTCATGCCTGTCCATGAAGGCATTTGACGCTACAGATGTAGTAGTTGCACCAATTAAATTAGGTGGCTGATAGTTCATCGTCATGGTCTTCACACCTAGTAGTCCTTTATCATTGTTAAGATTCCTCTATATACCATAGTTGAGTCAGTTTTGGCACTAACAATGTATTTAAAACAAGGAATTCCCTTTTCATTTAATTTTTGCATTCCTGCTCTAAATGCATCAAAAATAGGATGCTTTTCTATTTCTCCTTCATGTTCATATTTGTCTTTCCATAAATCATATTTGTTTGCCCAAACACCCACTGCTATAGGATAATCATGGTCTTTTTTCTTTTTTAATTTGTTTTTAACATTCCAATGACTAGCACAAATAGTATCTACTAAAAATGTCCAACACAATTGTTGTTCAATATCATAGTGTTTATCCATATGTCTATCATCAATTAAAAAAATAATATATTTTGTTCTACGCTCTTTCATATCTTTTATCCATTCTGTCCAATAAATAGTTTGTCCACCAATATCAGCAGTTTTGACAGTGTGTGCATTACCATCTAATTTGATATATTTTCTTGTGGCTCTTTCTAAACCTACAGTTCTTTCCATTATATCAGGTACTTCTCCTCTAGTTCTCAATTGGTGGTGTAATGTTGTTTTCCCTGCTTTGCTCGCACCATATACACCAAAGGGTATTGAATGTAATCTTTGATATACTTTATTCAATCCCTCCACCATTAAAATAGCAAACCCTGCCATTACAGACAAGTTATCACCACAAATGATGCCAAAAGTCCACTAACCCATTCCACAATATTGACATTGTATTAATACCAAATATTGCTAATGTTTGTCCAAGAAAGAAACTTCCAATTGAACACACAATTCCCCATATCCAAAATCTTGCTCTCAAGAACCAAATGTCAGCAGAATGTGCTCTTTGTAAATCGTAAGCCATAGCGGTTTCATCAAAACCCATTAGGATTTCTCCAACCACTATCTCACCTCAATCATTGTTCTATTGTTAAAAAGGAAGGACTTACTCCTTCTGTATTTCCTTTTATGGTAGGTAAATTACCATCACCATAAACATTAGTAGGAGATTGAACTGTATTATTCCATGTTTGTTGGAAATTCCTAAAAGATTCTCGAACTCTTTTACGGTTCTCTTCTTCTCTCGCTCTACGATTCCAATAAGCATCAATCCGTCTTTGTAATAAAGTCTCTTCAATATAATCATTAGCAATTAAATCAAATACTGCTTTCATTATCATGATTCCACCTATTGTAGATATACCAAATAAAATTGCGTGTGCTTCAACAGTATATGGAAAACCTACTCCATATTGTGCATAGAAGTAAACATTTACTCCGCTAACTGCTCCAACAAAAAGAATAGTCATTACTAATCTTGTATCATTATCTATGCTTGGCACAATAATCAACTCCACTCTAGGGAGTAATGACCTGTTCCTGTTATATCAACGAAAAGACCTTTAGCACAAAATCTACCATGCATATCGTATTCAAAAGAACCATTAGAGGCTAAAACCATTCTACAGACTTCTACATCACCGGATGCAGAAGCATCATCACTATCATAAACAGAAATAGTTACTGCTGAACCTGAAGCATTACAACCGTGTACACTCATAAGTTTACACTTACCTTTGAAAACCAATGCATCAGCCGTCTGTACTCCACTACCACTAGAACCTATTCTCTCACTTCCTTATTGTCTTCTGAAGGTACTTCTTTCTTAGGGGTTTCTACCTTTTTTGCTTTTTTAGCAGGTGCTTTCTTAGCAGGTGCTCTTTTTGCTTTAGGTTTTGGAGATGCCTTTACCTTTGTAGGAAATAATATTTTTTGGGCTTGTTTACGTGTATCGCCTTCTTTTAGTTCATCAGTTAATCTAATTAATTCATTAAATTTATAGTCATTAAGATTTTCAATATCTTTTTTGTCCGTTTCATCGAATGTGAATGTAATATTTTCCGCACCTAAGAAACATACGGTATGTCTTAAAGGTACAGTTGTTTGTTGATTATAATGTATGGAGTATATTACTCCACCGATTTTAATATCTCTTGGTCTTGCTTGGTTCGTTAATGTTACTTGTGTCATGTGTTTTTCTCCTTTTAATAAGGGGATAGTAGCCCCCGTTCTGATTGTCTCAGAACGAAGACTACTATTTTATGTTTATTCCATTATTCACTGTTTAGAGGTTTCCGTAAACACGGACTCTAACCATACCTTCATCAGCAGTACCACTGAGTTGGGCTGAACCAGTTGAAAGAATTAGTTTGAAACTAGTTCCTGATTCATATGCACCAGTTGTACTTACTATTGGTCTTGCTGTTTGGCCTATTTCTTCCATACCTGTTACTAAAACACAGTGTACAGAAGATAGACCCAAAGAAGACGCAGTTACAGTTATTCCACCTTGAACATATGCCGTGATGTTAATGTGTGCATCAACAACATATTCATCTCCTGATACTTTAGGAGCAGCAAATCCTTTATGGTCAGCAATAAGTGTGACAGTATGTGCCATTACTTAATCACCTCAAGCACTCTTCAAGTTAGTTATCTTACCTTGACCTTTAAAGAAAGAACAACATACTTCACCAATGGTTCTGTACATTGCTTGATTTCCTAAAGTTCCAACACCGAATGGGTTTCCATTTGAAATACCATCCTCGAAGTATTCTGTAGGCTTCATAACTGATAGCCATAGATGGTCTGTATCTAAGACAAAGATATCACTTAATCCATTTGTTACACCGGCAGCAGTTGTTGAACCCATATCCTTACAAGGGATAATTGGTATATCATAGTATGTTGCAACTCTGAAACCAACTTCAGCACCTTTAACTCCACGAACACCGTTATGTGTAGGAACTACTTCTTTCCTATCCATAAATCTCTCTTGGCTTTGTAGCAAGTCAGAGATATGTTGTATAGTATCGTATCCTGTTAAGATAACTTTAGGGTTTCCACCATTTTGACGGATTCTACGAATCATGTCATTTAGTATTGTTAAAGTTAATACTCTAGTAGAACCTGCTGCATAACTTGCACCGAAGTCAACTTCAGCATCCAAGAAATCAGATACAACTGTAATAGTTTCAGTACTAACTGTAACTCCTCTATCTTGTCCATAGATTCTTACTAATGTATCTTCAAGGGCTTCATTAGTACCACCTGCACCTAAGTCAGTTAAATCATCAGTGTACATTTGACCAATTTCTTCAGCACTTGCTACAACCTTATACAAAGATGTATAGTTGTTAACAATATCTCCTGTTCCTGTTTCTGAATATACTTCAAGAGGTGTTAATAACATCTTGTTCTGTACTTCAGCGTGGTGTTTACCCATATCCTCACGGATTATAGCACGTATATCACCAACACCATCATCAATAGCAGCAAGTTCCATTGCAAGTTCAGAGAACTCGAATTTGTGTGCTATTGTTTTAGGGCTTACATTCAGTTTTGTGTATTCAGGGGCTAATGCAGTAATACTACTTAGAGAAGCATTTTCTGCAACTCCACCAATTACTGATGCTTTAGGTGCAGCACTTCCTGCTGCTCCACTACCAAGTGCGAAAGCAGAACCACTACCACCTTGAGGTCGGCTCTTTAGAACTCTCCAACCACTTGAGGTATATGGCCTCTTAGCAATCATTGACAAAGCATTAACCTCTTGGTTAAGCATTGACCATACTTTCTGTCCGTAAAGAACATTGTATAAATCCGTTAGTCCTGATGCACCACTAAAAGCAGGTTGTAAATCGTGTCCTACTCCTCCTAATCCACCAACGACTCCGGCAGCCTTCAACAAAGCATTACCATTACCGCCTCTTAGACCGTATGATGCCGCTTCTAAATCTTTCATTGTTTTTATATATCCACTCATTTTTTATCACTCCTTAATTATATTTCCTCGCTATATCAGCAATCTCATTCCATGATAGGTTACTTACATCACTAGGAATTTCTACAGATTGCGATTTAACAATCTCATCATTTTGTGCAGTTAAAGATTTGCGTAGTTCTGCAAATTCTTCTTTCAAAGCAATTACATCAGAACGAGCATCATATGCTGCTGCTTCTGCACTTGCTTTCTTAACTTCTAATTCTTCAGCAAGTCTTGTTTCAAATTGCTTGCTTAGAGAATCGTATGCAATCTTTTCCATTCTTTCTGCTTTGAATGCTTCATATGCTTTTTCAACATTTTCTGCACTCAAGTTAAGAGTTGAGAAATCAGAATCTTCTAGACCTTTAACAACATCTAATCCAGCAGGTGTTGCTTTTGGTGTTCCACCACTAACAACCTCTTCTCCGGCTTCGTAGTCTCTTGTTGAATCTTCATCAAGAGCCTTCTCTTCCATATCCATGTCGTCATCATCCATGTCCTTGTCATCTGTATCCATCATTTCTTTATCAGAATCCATGTATTCCATATCGCCCTTTGTTTCAAGGGTGGCATCTGTCGTATTATCTTCAGTTTTTTCGACAATTGAAGAGTTAACTTGTTTCATCAAGTCATTTAACTCCTCAAGTGCTTTTTCCAGTTTTTCACTCATTTTATTACCTCCAACATCTTGTTTTAAAATGTCGAATTTCGCTTCGGGATTTATCCCTTTTTCACAAATGGTTACTTCATGAAGTTCTAACTTTTCTATTTCGTTATACTCTCCATATTCATCATTTGTCTTCTGTTTCTTAGATATTGCTTGTCCACCAATACTAAAGGAACGAAGAGTTCCTTTCCTAATACCTCTTGAAATTTCTTTTGCCTTTTCTATATCATCTCTTAATTTAATAACAACATAAAAACCAACATCATCTACACCTGTCTTATGTAGTATACCATTACTATCTCGGTATTTTTCTACAACTTCTCCAACCTGTACATTAGAATGGTTTGACATTACATTTCTGTATTTTGTTTCTTTCATATATTTTTGAACGGCTTCATCTAATGCCTTAAGTGTAATTAAATCATTTTGTTTGTCTACAATTTCTATAGAAGCATATCCACCAATGACTAAATCATCAGACTTTAGAATACTAAATTCGTGATTACTATCTGCCTTCATTAAAAGGGATTCTGCCATAAGCACAAAACAAGCACCTTCAACTTTTACTATATAAGTTAGTCGCCACTTTTAGGAGGAAATTGTAATTTTGCATACTTATCTTCTCTTATATCCCATAAATTTTCATTGTCTTTATTGTCTAACATTTCTTGCTTTTTTCCTGTCCATGCTATCCAAGTATTTTTCTCATTTAATGGTACAACTCTAAGATGCATTCTTGTATCAAATTTATCTCCTTCTAATTTGTATTCGTGATAACCATCTTTTTGAACACCTAAAATTAATTTACCACTATCTAATAAATCATCTTCATCAACTTGTTTTGCTACTACAGCAGGAAACTTACCTGACTTACCAAACAAATTGTATATATCTTCAGCATCTTCTATGTCAATAGTCCATGCTAATTTCTCATCTTCGATTAATATAACAAAATCTAAATTACCATCTTCACGTTGGTATATTTTAAAACTCGCTTCTTTTACTTTTTTTTGTAAGTCATCAATATCTTTTTCTAAAATATCTTCTCTTGCTTGAAATTTATTAGGATGTATATATCGTATATCATCTTGTTTTTTCATCCAAGACATTAATTTTTCTTCTCTACCATCAAATAATTCTTCATACTGTTCTTTATAATTTTTAACAACAAAATCTAATATTTTATCAAAAGGTTTTGGGCTATCACCATACTCTATAATATCATTACGAATAGCAACTCGTAATTCAGACCTTTTCGTTTTCAAAATTGATGTAAGTTGTTCTTTCCATAAATCTATGTTGTATAGTGCATTTTTCTGCATAAGAGAATCACCTTCAAATCCATAAATAGTGAATCCATCAATATCTTCTTTTAATATAATTTCAGCAGTTCCATGTATATCATCAGTAATATAATATGATTTCTTTATTCCGGCCTTTTTCTTTTTCTTTTTACCATTTGTTACTGTATCAGAAAGTCCGCTACTTACTCTAAATAATCCGCCTAATGTTCTACCTGCCACAAACTCTACAAAATCAGATAAAGATTTTTTAGTTTTACCTGCAAGTTGTTCTAATGTAATAATATTATCAGACTCATTTACTTCCGGTAATTCAATTACTTTAGCAGAATATAGACTAAATCCGTCCTTAGTTTTCTTTACTTCATCAACTTTGACTCTAATAATATCTCCTATTTTTACACTTTGTTTTGTATTTAGTGCTTTACCTACAGGCACATATGCTTTATCTTCTAATTCTACCGTTTTGTATTTTCTAGCAACTTCAGCAGTTACAGGCCCAATTCCCATAGTATAACTATGTAAATTACTTTTAGTCTTTTTATCATCTAATACTATTACATCTAAATCAATAAATTTTTTCCATTTGACCCACTTTGGGTTTTTCTTTTTCCCTATTAAATAAGTAGATTCAATGTCTTTGATTACGACACCTTCAGAGTTAGGTAACATCATAATATCTTTAGCATAGGATTCTATTTCTTTTAGAGAATCTGCTATACGAGTATCTTTTTTAGAAGGGAATGCTAAATTTTCAGTGGAGTGTTGACTGTATTGATAAAATAACATATTAATTCTTTCACGCAAAGGCTCATCAGCAACCATTTTACCTTCATGTTTCATAATGTCAAAAACATGAGCAGCCAATCTACCTTTTGTTTCTTTTTTGAAAACATGTGAAATTGTATCTGCTCTATGTAATGGTTCATCATTTAAAAATAAAGTTAATTCGGCATCTAAAATACAATCTCCGAAATTTTTCTTTTTCATTTCCTTAACTTGTTGAGGACATTTATCAGTTATATCTTTTTTATTATAAGAATAAATAGTTACAATATCATCTGTTTTGTGAATTTGTATTCTCATACCATCATATTTTTCTTGTACAACCCACTCACCACTAAAGCCCTTTAGTTCTTTCATATCATCTATTTCAAAAATTCTGTACATTGGTTTGTTAGGAATTAAAAAATCAATGTCTGCCTTTTCCTCTTCACTTTTTTCCGCCTTTGTAATGTTTAATTCTTGTAAATTTTCCCACTTAGATTCAGGATATATTTCTTTGTACATTTCTTCTAGTTTTTTCATTCCTGCTTTTACTTTACCTTTTATTCTAGAATTGTTAGTATTTTCTTGACCATAATGTTCTATCACAAACAAAGGAATATCTTGAACTTTTAAATCTAAACCCATAACTCCTCTTGTAACTAAATCAGGTTTCATTTCAAATTGTTCCCACAATTTTTCCGGTAGTGCATTTGAATGACTTCTCATAGCATAATGTAAAAATGCAAGTAAAACTTCTTCTTTTTCTATAAAGGTTTCAATAACTTTATTATTAAATTGTTTAACAAACGGGTCTGTTATTTCATCTGATTTAAATCTCATATCTTTTATAGATTCAAATAATTTACGTGCTTCATCAGATGTTGCATCTATAACATCATTATCAAATAAAACATCTTCATCTATAAATTCTTTAAGTTCTGTTGCAAAACTGCTGATGTTATCAAAATCTTCTTTCATCATTCTTATGATTTTTTTCCATTCAGATGTATATTCAGCAGGGTCTTCTCTTGCAGAAAGATAAGCATACCTAGCACGTTCAAAGAAATCTAAAATCCGTTGTGTTAAAGAATCTTTTTCTTTTTCAAAGGCTAAACCTGTTTGAGCCATATCTAACTCCTCAAATTCTATTTTCCTTTAGGAAAGTTAAAATTGATTTTGATAGGTTTTCATATTGGTCTGCAAATGTATTATCATAAGGAAGGTCATTAGCCATAGTTTCTAATGTCTCATATGTTTGTTTTATAACATCTGATTTTTTGTCAGATTTTAATATAGAACTAGAATCTTTTATTGTCATTTCCTGTAAAGCCAGTAGACCTTTGAGAACAACAGACTTGTATATTTCTGAATCAATATCTTCTATAGACGATTTTAATCTATCTCTTTCGGATAATAGTCTTCTATATCCCTGATTTGATTTACCATCTTTCATAGAATCATAAGATTCCATTTCTTCTTCAACATTATCTAGTCTTTCTTGAAGTCTCTTTTTCCTAGAAGCAGTATCTTTTTCCTCTTCTTCATCTAAAAATGGATTATCTTCTTTAATCATTTCTTTGTTTGCATCTTTAGGCATATCTATTTTTTCTTCTTTAGGATTTTTTGGAGGTCTTTTTACCTTTACTTCTTCACCTTCAGAATCATGAAGCCTAGCAAATTGACTATCTTCTAAAACTGCTTTTGCTTTTTCTATGGCTTCTTGTATTAATTCTAACTGATTCATTTTTAATTCCTCTATTGTGGTCTTTGTTGTTGCCCTTGTTGTTGCCCTTGTTGTTGCCCTTGTTGTTGCCCTTGTTGTGGCATAACTTGATTATAACTTTGATTCGCTGCATTTCTTTGGTCTATCTCA